CGGCTTCCTCAAGGTCCATGCACTCAGAGCAGAGGACGGAGAACGCCTGTTCCTCGGAGTCCCCGACATAAACCTTGTCCCTCTGACCCTTCATTTCCGCGCAGGATCCGCACATCAGGTGTTCATCTTCCGAGAGGATCAATTCGATTCTCATGGCCTACTCCTTCCCTTCGGGGATATGGATCTCGGGGCCCAGGACGGTGAGTTGTACGGAGAAGAACGCGCCCGCCGCCTCTCGCCATCCACGGCGGGCCTTCTTATAGGCGCCGTTGAGTGCCTGTGCGGCCGCGGCCTTCACCGAGCCCGCCTTGACCATGTGGGTATCGGTGAGGGAGTAGCCGGTTCCCTTGACTTGCCAGGTCGTCTTGACGACGTAGGTTTTCATCCCCTCACCCCCGCGTCCTTGCGCCACGTCTGCCACAACTGGTGGAAGGAGTAGGAGATCCACTCGAGGGTGAAGTTATCCGCGGGTTGGAGGTTGTGGTCGTCCCGGTACTGACGGAGGGCTCCCGGGACGTCTCCGCAGAACTCGCGGGCGGTTGCCATCGCCTCGGCGGCTCCTTCGATATGTTCCTGCGACCAACGCGCGCTCATATTCGGGCTCCTTCTCCCGCGTCGATGCGCCGGGATTCGGCGTCGATGCGGTTCAGGCGTTCGCAGCACGAATCGCAGCGGCAGTTCCACAACTCGCGCCATTCGGTCGTGTCGTAGGAGTCCTGGGAGAGGGCTCCCGGGATGGCCATGAGGAAGTAGATCCCGGAGTACAGGACGGCGGCGGCCAGGAGGATCTTGAGGGCTCTCATCGCGTCACCTTCCCGAACAGGGACCAGAGGATCCAGAGGACGCCGAGGCCGTAGAGGACGAATTGCACGTTCTCCTGGGGGCTCATAAGACCTCCCAGGTCCCGGCATGGGACAGGAACTCGATGATGGTGCAACCGGCGTTCGGGGCGCCGAAGTCGTCCAGGGGCTCGAATCCCACGCGGGACGCCTTCCCCTCGTAGTAGAGAACCTTGTCGTCGTCGCTCATCCGGAAGGGGAGCCCGCAAGGGATGGCGGGATCGCAGTTGTGCGGGCCCATGAGCCCCACGGCGTTGTCGTTGGTTCCGGGCTTGGTTCCGGGCTCGGCCAGGTGATCCACGAGGATGATCCAACGGTAGTGGGACGACGGTTTGCGGGCTTCCTGCCGGTCGATCTCGGCATCGGGGGAGCAGAAGTAGCAGAGCAGGATCCCGTCCGGGTTGCCGTCCTGGCGGTACGGCTCGACGTGACGGAGGGCTCCGCACTTCTCGCATCGTTGGTTGATGAGGCCGGGACTCGTCGCGGTTGACTTGACCTTGCTTGGCATAGGGTCCTCCCTACGGGGATTTGGTATGTCTGGAAAAAGAATACCCCGGGAGGGAATACTATGTCAAGAGAAAATATAGCAGGGGAGAAAATAGTCTACGGAGGCAATCTCAAGGTTGTACTGGACCGGGGATGACGCGGGGGAGAGGGCGAGGAAAAGCGGGTGCGGCTACTTGTCGAACAAGTCTCCTATGTCGCACCCCCAGGATCTCGGAGATCCGCTCGAGGTACGGCAGGGAAACGCCCACGCGGCCGTTCTCGAGGTTATTGATCCTCGCGGGGCTTGCCTTCGGCAGTTTGCGGGCCAGGGCTGATTGAGACAGACCGGCCGCCTCGCGCCGGATCCGCACGTTGCGGCCGATGCGGGCCCGGAGCGTTTGCTCTGTCATCGTCTCCGCTTTCGCGGCGGGTCCCGGGTTTCCTGGCGGCGCGGGCTCCTTCCTTCTCACCTCCTGGAGGACCTCTGCCATGATTTCCTCCTTGAGTGCCGCAATATCGGATTCCCTGCGATACCCGACCACATTGTCTGTTTTCTTTGTCGGCATAGGGATGACCACTCCTTCCTGGGCGTGGGTATGGTGGAGCGCGAACGTCAACGGATGCCGTATCCGTGCGGCTTTGAGGGACGTAACCTCCGGTACGCGATCCCCTCTTGACAAGTGTTTCTCCTCCCGATATGCTACTAAAAAAAATTCTTTCCGGAGAGAAAATGGTCCATCCCCTCAGGCGGCTGAAAGAAGAACGGAAGTTGAAGTGGCGAGAGATCGCCGCGCTGATCCGTGAGGCAAACGGGACGACGACCCCTTCGAGGCAGACCGTGGTGAGTCTCGCCCAGGGGAGGATTTGTGGTCCCCGACTGGCTGCCAAGATCCATCGCGCCTTCCCCCAGATCGACCGCGAGGAATTGATCTACTTCATTCAACTGTAGTCTATACCTTGCGGGGCTATTGTTTGTCAAGGCATATTTCGGAAGGGGGAGGATAGTGCCGGGAGAAAAAGGATCCTATCGCTCCGTCTATTCTGCCATCTGGGATGATCCAGAGTTTCAATCGTTCGACCCCATGACAATAGCCGTTTTCTTTTGCCTCCGGACGTCCAGGGACTGTAACTTCACCTGCATCTTTCCTCATTACCGAAGCACCCTGTACGAAAGGATCCCGACCGCCGACGCGATCGCCATTGACAGGGGCATGGATGCCCTCATCGAAGCCGGGTGGATCCGGTACGAGCGGCCCGTCTTGTGGATCGTCAAGGGCTTGAAGAACGATCCGGCCTACGTCAAGAACAATTCCAAACAGGCCCTTGGCATCATCAACATCCTCAAATCCCTCCCGAAACTGAAAATCATCGAAGAATTCGCCGCTTACTACGAGATTCCCTTCAAATTCGATGCACCCTCCCATACGGGCATCAATGCGGGCATAGATGAGGGTATCGGGGGGGCATCCAAGCATGGAACTGGAACTGGAACTGGAAAAGGAAAAGGAAAAGATCAAAGACTTACCCCCGCCAAGCCTGTGGATAACTCGACCGGGACAGGCGGGGGAGATGGGGCTCCTACGGGCCCATCTCCCCCTGTCCCTCCTTCAGGGGAAATAGATCCAGAAGTCAAAAATCTTGAGGAAATCATCAAGCGAAGGCGCCAGGAAATGGGAATCAAGTGAAAAACCCTTCACTTCCATGCGCTTGTTGCCATCGAATCGTCGACCTCGATCTCATCGAGCCCACCGGCATCTGTATGGAAAAACTCGTTCAATTCGAGTGCCCCTGTGGCAATACCCGCATGATTCATAAGGATATTGCACACCCCGATGTCATTGAGAAGGCCCACCAGGCCATGAGGGAGAAAGGGAGGACTTTATGCCGGTAGACCGAATGAAAGCGGATTCACGCACGGTAGAGGGGGGTGGTGATGGGCAAAGAACTCCGGTTTGAGATCCCCGCGGGGACTCGTATGGTCAACTGCCGGTCGTGCCAAGCGCCGATCTACTTCATCCCACGGCCGAGACAGCCGGGAAAGAAGATGCCGGTCAACCAGGACGGTGTGAGCCACTTCGCCACTTGCCCAGAGGCCGCATCCTTCCGAAAGGGGAAAACGCCATGAGGTACGTCCTCGCCTACCCCATGTTCGTCGCCCTGTTCCTCATCTTCTGGGTGGAATTCAAGCACAAATGACCGTCGAGGGGATCATCCAGAAGCAGATCCTCGACTACCTCCGGTGGATGCACATCCTCTGTTGGAGAAACAACACGGGCCGGCGCGGGGGAGTGTCCTACGGGAGGATCGGATCCTCGGATATTCTGGGGATCCTGAAGCCGTCAGGCCGGTTCCTGGCCATTGAAGTCAAGAAGCCGGGGGAGAAGCCGACCCAGGAGCAGATCGCCTTCCTCTGGGGCATCGGGGACGCAGGAGGGGTCGCAATCGTCGCCTACTCGGTCGACGACGTGCGGAAGGCCCTCTACCCCTCCCAGGTGTGAGATAGAGCCCTATTCCGTTGCAGAATATATTTTCTCTTGACACAGGTTGTCGCATTACGGCATACTCGCAACAATATGGGGCGCCCGTCGAAAAATGACGAACTCCTGCCTGACGCCATACCCCCCGCCCCATCCCCGAAAGAAGCGATCTTCCTCCGGATGTACATCGAACATGGAGACGTAGCCCAGGCCGCCAGGGAGTCAGGGATCTACAAGCCCAGGGGCGCAGGATACAGATCCCACGCGATAGAAGCGGCGAACAGGGTCCTCACCAGATTCCAACCACAAGTGAAGCAGATGATGGAAGTCCAGGGGCTCTCGTTCCCTCAACTTCTCAAAAGACTCAACGACGGACTCGATGCGGAGTCCTCCTATGCGGTGGGCAGGGGAGAGGATCGACACATCGAGACGTATGCGGACCATCGCTCCCGGTCGAAGTACCTCGAGATGGGATTCAAACTCCTGGGATCCTTCCCTACGACCCCGGCCGTCGTCAAGATCGGGGGAGACGACAACTCCACCAAGATCGCCATTCAGCACTTCGAGGCGGTCAAGAATATGTCGCCCGAGGAACGTGACAGGCGATTCGCCGAGATGATCGAGGCGGCCAAACGCGGGCCCTTGAGGATCGCACGATGACGCCGGAAGAACGCAGGGACCATCGAGATACGCGGCTCAATCTTCTCAACACGTCCGAGCGGGCGAGGAACTTCGAGTTGGTGAAGTGCGCCGAGGATCCCGCCTACTGGCTCTGGAACGATCAGCACTACGTCTGGACCAGGGACGAATACGATCCCGTCAACCCCGTCAAGCCCTTCCCGGACGAGCCCGCACTCCGGGACACCCTCTCCGAGATCCACAACGGCGACCAACAGGTGACGTGCATCGGCAAGTCCCGGCAACTCACCGTGACCTGGCTCGTCGTCGCCTACTTCCTCTGGTGGGCGCGGTTCAAGGCGAATCAACTCCTGTTCATCCAATCGAAGAAGGAAGAAGATGCCGCGAACCTCGTGTTCAACAAGGAGCCCGGAATGGCCCGGGCGTCCTTCATCGAGCAGAACCTCCCCTGGTGGATGAAGCAGCCCGTCTCCGAGTCCTACGGCATCCTCCTGTTCCCCAACGGATCGAAACTCTGGGGCATCCCCCAGGGCGGCGACATCATCCGGTCGTACACGGGCTCCGGGCTGTTCTCCGACGAGGCGGCCTTTCAGCCGTTCGCCCGCGAGGCGTACCGCGCCGCGAAGGCGTGTTGCCGGAAGATCGTCATGGTGTCGTCTGCCGAGGGGGGGTCTTTCTTCGGGCAACTGTCGGGATTCGAGGTAGACCAGATCGGGATGTTCGGAGGGGATGCGTGAGCGAGATCCTCGAAGGCATCGTCATCGGAATCGCCGTAGTGATCTGGATGCAGTTGTTGGTCGACATCGCCTTCCCGGAGATCAAGTGACGAAGGGCATCCAGAAATGGACGACGCCTACCGGCATCCGGACGGTGCGCCTTCACTACTCGGCGTTCTCCAAGCGGGATCCGGATACGATCATCGGCCACGCATGGCGGGATAAGGCCGTCGAGGGGTACATCGGCGGTATGGACAACCCCGCCTGGAAGATGGAGCAGGAGATCGACTTCTCGATCCGCTCCGGAGTGCCGATCTACAAGATCTTCCGCGAGGAACACCACGTCTCGAAGTCCCAGATCACGGCCATCCCGCAGATCCCGATCATCCGAGGGTGGGACTACGGACTCACACCGGCTTGCGCCATCACGCAACTTACCAGACGACCGCACCTGAACATCCTGCCCTGCATCTACACGCCCCAGACGCAGAGCATCGGCATCAAGAGATTCACCGAGAAGGTCATCGAATACTGCAACGTCACCTATCCGGGATTCATGTTCATCGACTACGGGGATCCGGCCGGGGATCAGCGGGCCCAGACCGACGAGCGGACGTGCTTCGAGATTCAGCGGGACTTCAAGGACGCCCAGGGACGGCCCCTCGTACAGGTCGAGGCGGGGGAGATCTCCTGGACCGGCCGCCACAAGTCGATGGAGGACGTCCTCCGAAGGATCGAGGACGACGGAGTGCCTTTCGTGCAGATCGACCCCAGGGAGAGATTCCTGATCGACGCCTTCAAGGGCGGCTACCGGAAGAAGAAACTCGCCAACAAGGAGATTTACCTCGACGAGCCCGAGAAGAACGAATACTCGCACCTGATGAACGCCGTCGAATACCTCGTCTCCCGGATCCAGTACGGGCGTCCAATGGCTCGGAAGAAAGCCGTCGGAGACGATGCAACCGCCAACACCTACGCCACATGAACCGGAGGATGCCGTGAGAAAAGCCCAGTCGTACCTGATCGTCGCCTTTGCCGTGCTGATGCTCGTGACCTCGCCCTTCTGGGCCCCTTGGGTCGACGCCGAGCCCCGATACCCGGGAGCGGAGATCGTCGAGAAGGAGGCCTACTCCAACATCACGGCGAACGCTACCACGCTCGTCAAGTCCGGAGCGGGATCCCTGGCCTGTATCACCGTCAACGGCGGGACGATGGGATCCATCACCGTGTACGACTCCCTGACGGCGGCCGGTACGAAGATCGGACCCGTCGCGTCACCCGTGGCGGGAATGATCCTGCCCTACGGAGTGAGGTTCAACACGGGCCTGACCATCGTGACGGCCGATAACACGAATCTCACGGTTTCGTACTACTGACATGACCCGTCGCAGAAAACTCATCGTCGCCCTTGCGGCCTTCGCCCTCGCGGCCCTCCTGGCCGCCTACGCGGCCGACGCAGCCGGCCCGAAATCGAAAAAAGGGAGCATCGTTACCTGGGGATGGTGGATGGATGGACTCACCTTCTGGGCACCATTTACCGACCCCGCGAATCCTCTGACGCTGAACAAGGGTACGGGGACGCTAACGACTGTGGGCACTCTTGCAACGTCAACGGTTGGTGCCTATGCTCTAACGTGGGGGGCGACATGGACAGAAGGAAACACAAGGTCGATGCGGATGGTTTGTTGGTCTACGGATTGATTGGGAAGGAATATTTCAGGGTCGAGGTTCTTAATAGCATTCCGGGGACGAATTTGGTGTTCGTCCGTGTCTGTGAGGGGGCTTATAACGGAATGCAGGGGCGTATCAAGGCATCCCGGCGTATCAAGGCATCCCGGCTTATCAAGCAGGATGGCTTGTTAGAGAAGTTCCCCAATGGGGGAGAGGTAATGATCTACTTCTACGCGACGCCGACGTTCGTGGCGAACCGACTGCAGAACCTCTCCGCCCGCCCGAACCTCGCCGGGGGCAGCGCGGCGGTACAGGCGGCCCTCCTACAGGCGATCATCGTGGCGACCGACAACGACGTGAACAACGTGGCATACGCAACCCTGATCCCGGACAATGTTCTGGCCGCGGCTCGTACCCACCCGAAATTCTTGGGGAAGGGGCTGAACGAGGTGAAGGCGAATTTCCCGAACGTCTATTCGCATATCGCTCAAAAGTCGGTGCGCCTCGTGGACAATACCGTGGTGCGCCTCGATATGTACCAGGCGACTCCCGCGGGTGGGACCGTGCTTGCTACCGACCTTCCCGTGCAGACGTTCTACGGATATAACCCGATGACGGGGAATCCCGAATGAGGGATTTTTTTTACCCTGCCCTATGCCGTAGGAGGATATACCTTGGAAAAACATGACTTCCTGGCAAGCCGTCCGAAGATCCCGCTCCTGGGTACGCCCTGGCAGCCGAGAATCGAAGATTGCCATCCACACACCATGAAGTTCGTCGGGACGGCCTTCGAGGACAACCGGCACTCCCACCGGATCCTGCACATCGCCCAATGCCAGGATTGCGGGCTTATCCACAAGATCCCAAGGTCGGTCAAGGAAGCGGGAGTGTCAGGCGCGGTCGACGTTGACGATCCCCGCGTGAAACGGACCCTCCTGCTAAACGATACCGTCCGGAAACGGTACTTCACCGAGCGCGACGGCCGCGGGGGTACGAGGGAGGGCACGGAGATCTTCCAGGTGCCGCCGTCTTACGGAGGCCCACGGTGACGAACCAGGAACTCGTCCTGTTCCTCAACGCCTGTATCTCGGAGTGCGAGGATACGTGGCGCGATAAGCGGAAGGTCATGCAGGAGTGCTACGACCGCTACCTGTCGTATCGGGACCACTCCAAGAAGAAGTCCTGGCAGCATAAGATCGTCGTCCCTGCCGTCTACCCCGCGATCAAAGGCGCCTCGGGGCTCATCCGTCGGATCCTGATGAAGTCGGACGAATTCTTCAAGTTCGTGCCGGAACGCAGGGACAACGCACCGCAGAACGCGGCTTCGCCGATGGCGGCTTCACCGATGGCGGCTTCGCCGATGGCGGCTTCACCGATGGCGGCTTCGCCGATGGGCGCTCCCGCGGCTCTCCCCATGCCCGGAGGGATGCCAGGGGCTATGCCGTCAGGAATGCCTCCCGCAGGGATGCCCCCCGCAGGGGCGCCCGTCGAGGACAACATGGACAACATGGCCCGGGCTTTCACGAAGAAGATCCGGTTCCACATCGACGAGTGCGATTTCATCGACAAGTTCGCGGAAGCCGTCGAATCGGCGTTCGTCATGTTCTACGGAGCCCTGAAATTCACCCCCGTCCGTTGCGACGATACGAAGATCGTCTGGGATCTCAACCCCCAGGCCGTCGACAAGGAGACGGGACTCCCCGCCCCACGGTACGAATTCCTGCGGGAGATCAAGGAACGCGGGAAACTCCGGTGCGAAGTCGTCAACCCGCTCCTGATCTATTTCCCCGTGGATCGGTCCTACATCATCGAGGAATCCAGGGTCCAACTGTCCGATCTTCTCTACAACGAGGAAGGCATCAAGTACGAGAAGAAGGAATTAAACCGCCTGAAACGAGAGGATTACGCGAACGCCGATCAGTCCGAGGCCGAACAGGCGCGTCGGATCATGCTCCGGATCTCGGGCGACAAGAAGAACAAGTATCGCAAGGAAGTCGTCCTCCATACGTTCTACGGAACGATCACCGAGGAAGATGGAACGGTCGTAAAGCGGGACGCGCGGTTCATCGTCGCCAACAAGAAGTACGTCATCTTGAAGCCGGAAGCGTCCCCCTACTGGCTCCGGAAACACCCGTTTGTGTTCATCACGCCCTTAAAAACCCTGTTCATGGTCATGGGGAACGGCATGGTGGACGGCATCCGTCCGATCATCAACGCACTCGACAACATCGTGAACATGGCGGGCGACAAGGCCCTGTTCTCCCTCCTGGCGCCTACGGAGATCAACGTCGACGCCTTGAAGGATCCCGAACAGGCCGAGGGTGGACTCACCCCGGGGAAACTCTACAAGACCAAGGGCCCGCTCGGTCAGGCCATGCACCAGATCTCGCAGGGAGACATTCCCCAGGGGTCGTTCGTACTCGCGGAACTGTTCCGGTCGTTCATCCAGAACTACACCGGATGGACGGAATTCATCCAGGGGATGCCGACCGAGAAGGGGAACGTCACCGCCACGGAAGTCACCAGGAAAACCGAGGCGTCCACCATGCAGTTCGAGAATATCGCATCGTCGATCGAGAAGGGCGGGATCATCGAGTCGATCGAAGTCGTCCGGGACTTGACCATCCAGTATTTCATGGATCCCGCGTTTAACCCCGAAACCTACGATATGTTCGAGCAGGAGGGAGTGCCGCTCGACGCCCTGCCGGAAGCCGAGCGGTTCGCGTTCGTCAACAAGCGGTATCCCATCCGGGTCAAGGGCCTCTCGGCCTTCTTCGACGCCGAGCGCAAGCGCAAGGATATGGTCGATCTGTTCGGGCTCCTGTCGAAAGTCCCGGCGATCGCCATGCGACTCAACCTCGAGGAATTCCTCTCCCGAGTCCTCAACACCTACGACGAGACCAATCCCGAGGATCTGATCCTGAAACTGCCCCCGACGCCTCCGGGAGCGCAGATCGACCCGAAAACGGGTCTGCCGATCGCCGCGCCGCCGCAACCGCTCGACGCCGCAACGATGATGAGGATGCTCTCCGGAATGAACCCGCAGCAACCCGGAGTCCCTGCCGGGGCTCCGGTCCAGTAACCCAGGGGAGGGTGCATGGACGAGGAACAGAAATGGGAAGGATCGCCGGAATTCCTGGCGAAAAAGGCAAAGAAGGAAAGGGGAGTGCGCGTGGCGTCGTTCCTGGCGTCGGACGTCTGGAAACTCGACATCAAGCCGTACCTCGAGACGATGAAGCAGAACGCCCTGGCGAGGACCATCCAGGTGATCTCCGATCACGCGGCCCTGGCGGCTTGCGTGTCCTGGGAGCGTTCGGCCGATGCGTTCGAGGCGGCGCTACTCGAGACGGCCAGGGACGCGAACCTCGACCTGTCCGAGCCCACGGAGTCAGAGGAACCCAACATCCAACCGTAGGGATTCGCCCGAAAGGGCCCCCTGCATGGAGGTAGCGCAAATGCTGTTCGACGGAAAACCTCGATTCCACCTGGCCGAGCCGGGTGCCGAGGGCGGTTCAGGAGGGGGAGGCGATCACACGCCCGCCCCCGCGTCAGGACTTCCACCGTTGCCGAGCGCATCAAGCAGGGAGCGGATCTACGACGCCTCCGATGCCGCATCGGCCTCAGAAAAGCCCTCGGCCGAGGGAGAGCCCGCACCGAAGGAGACGCCCCCTGCAAAGGACTCGGCATCTTCCAAGGACGGGAAGGAGCCGGCCAAGGAGGGCGCGGAAGGGAAAGTCACGCCGGATCCGGAAAAGCGGATCAAGGACACCCAGGCCGCGTTCCACAAGACCCGCGAGGAACTGGCAGCGGAGAGGAAAGAGAAAGCGGATCTGAAAGCGAAACTCGAACTGGCGGCCAAGTACGTCGATTTCGACAAACTCGCCGAACACGACAAGACGCAATCGGAAACCGATCTCGATCAACCCCTCACGAAGCGGGACCTCAAGGCGAAAGAGGACGCGGAAGCCAAGGAAAAGGCCGATAGGGCCGCCACGTCCGAGAAGGAGTCGATGGACAGGTTCGTGGAGAAGTTCGTCACGGACAATCCGCACGTCAAGCCCTACATCGACAACGGCGAGGCGAAAGGGGTGTACGAACTGGCGGCGACGAGGATCTGGAACGACAACCCGGAAATCTCCAAGACGGAACTCATGGAGAAGGCCGCGAAGGAAGTTGCAGATCACTTCCGCAAGTCCGACGAGGCAAAGAGGAAAGAGGTAGCCAGGGAACTCACCACCAGACGCGAATCGCTCGATCAGGGACGCACACCCCCGTCCGGGGGACAGCCGGGAGGCGGCGGCGACGAAGGGGATGAAACGGATTCCCCGTCTGCCGAAATCGCACGGCGCCACGCGATCCGCAGTCGGGCTTTTCGCCCAACTCTTTAGAAAGGGAGGTAGCAGAAACAGGAAATGTCGGTCGCCTCGAACTGGGTTAGCCAGGGTTCCTACCTGGCAAACGCCAAACTCAGCCGTACCACCCGCCACGCGGCGCAAGCGGAGATGGTGTTCCGTCAATACGCCGACGTGCAGGAGGAATTCGGCAAAGGCAAGGGCGACACGGTGAACTTCGATAAGTGGGGAAACATCAGCACGGCCGGCGGGACGCTCGTGGAAACCGCCACCATGCCGAGACGGTCCCACACCCCGTATAAGGGCACGTTGACTGTGAACGAATACGGCAACGGGCACGGCTATACGGGGAAACTCGAGGCCCTGTCGCAGTTCGACGAGAGCCAGAAGATCAACCGGATCCTTAAGAACGACATGGTGGAGACGATGGATACCGCCGTCGAGGCGCAGTTCGCCGCGACGAAGATCGTCTACGTCGCGTCCTCGGGCTCCGCGTACAACCTCTACACGGACGCAACGCCCGTGCAGACCTGCTCGGCGTCTTTCGACGACTACCACGCCAAGAACATCGTCGATTACCTCTACGCGACGATGAAGGCGTCGAAGTATTCGGGGGGCTTCTACCACGGGATTCTGTCCACCCAGGCGGCCAGGGGCTTGCACGATAAGTTGCAAGCGTTCTGGATCTACACGAAGTACCCCGTCAACGGTGAGATCGGCGCCTATTACAAGACCCGGTACTCGATGAGCAACAACGCCATCTCCAACGCCCAGGGCATTTCCTCGGCGTTCGGCGAGGCGTACATCTTCGGGTCCGACACGGTGATGGAAGCCATCGTCATTCCGGAGGAAATCCGCTACGAAGTCAAGGACGTCGGCCGCGACAAGATGATCGCGTGGTACGCACTCCTGGGCTTCAAAATCTTCTGGGCGGGTGATCCGGACAACTCGATCGTCAAGTTCGGGGGGGCCTAAGCCATGAGCGACACTCAGGGACGGTCCTACTCCGCTTTCGGGCAGCAGACGTTCGTCGTCATGGGCCGGGATGCGACCCTCGGCGGGACCAACGCCGCGGTCGCCGGCATCACCGGCTGTATCTTCAAGGTCCCCTCCACCTGGAACGGCATCCTGAAGTCCGTCGCCGCCTACATCAAGACGGGCGGGACGGTCGCCTCGGCGGGCGTCGTCGGGCTCATTCAGCGGTCCCTCGCCGGGACGGGGTCCTACGCCTCTATCGGGACGCTCACGTTCCTCGGAACGTATGCCGATGCCACGATTCTCGTCGGTGCGGTCGATTCCTCCGTGGCGGTCCTGGGAGGCGATATTCTGCGCCTCGCGGTCGGCGCGGGAACCGTCGCGCAGACCCTCGTGGTCACGGTCACGGCCTCGTTCCAGGAGGCGTTCATCTCCGCGTAACGCGGAAAACAACACAGCATCCACGGGGCGGGGGAGCGATCCCCCGCCCTTTCCGGAGATTGAATGAAGTCGATGATCCTTCGATACGGGGCCTACGGAGACCTGATCTATATGCTCCCGATCATCGACCGGATGAAGGCCGATGGGAAGGATCTGTACCTACACACCGGCATCCGGGGCATGGATGTGTTCCGGGAGGACACCCGCTTTACCTCGGTTCTCGTTTCCAATCCCGCAACGGCAGAGCAAATGCAGGAGGTAATCGAAAAGGACATTCTCGCCGTCAACCCGGACGAGATCGTGAACCTCTCCGATACGATGGAAACGTCCCTCATACCGACGAGGGACCAGGACTCGTTCCATTGGCCCGTGGAGAAACGCAGGAAATTCACCCGGGGAGAGAGTTTCTACTCGATGGGGCTGCAAGTCGCGGGGTACGACCGCGGGCAGGGATGCGGGACGGTCGTATATGCCGAGGAAGAACTGGCCTGGGCCGATCGGTGGAGAGAGACGCACCGGGACGAATTCATCGTCATGATGACCGTCTCGGGGTCAAATGCACAGAAGCGGTTTCCGTTTGCCAGGGAATTGGGCAGAAATATCCTCGACCGCTACCCGGACGCCATCCTCTACCTCATGGGAGGGGAGAAGGAGAAGGCGAAGAAGTTCTCCTTTGGTGATCACCGGACGTATCCCGTGTTCGATATTGCCTTCCGTCAGGCCCTCCTGATGACGAGGTACGCCGATTACGTTGTGGGCCCGGAAACGGGGCTCATGGTCGCCGCGGGGATGTGGGGCACTCCAAAGACCATGCTCTGCACGTCCTCGTCCGTTTTCCAATGCACGGACGGTCAAAAAAACGACTTCTCCCTGCAAGCGGATATTTCCTGCTCTCCCTGCCTTCGGGCGATCTATCTGCCCGAGGATTGCTACCACCCGCACGTCGCAGAGGATGAAACGGTATGCAACCGCAGATTCACCCAGGAGACGATTCTTGAGTCAATCGACTTGGTTTACCGGACGATGCGATACCGACGGGACGCCGATGAGGAATGTAGGACCCAACCTGTTCGAGTGCCCGGAATGCGGCCTGATAACGTGCGACTCCCCGAAGAACGAGGGGATCTACAACGAGAAGTACCTCGAACACTATAGGGACCTGTCGCAGACGGAACTCGGTAAGAAGATCATGGCGCTTCGGTGGGGATTCCTCCGGAGGCACGTCAACGGCCACAAGACCCTGCTCGACTACGGAACGGGCCCCGGCGCGTTCCTCGCATCGTATTCATCGTCCAATTTTCCACCGTTGGTGATCGACGGGTACGACATAAACCCTCATTCCCCTTTTTACAAGCCGATCAATAAGAAATGGGACGTGGTGACGGCGTTCGACGTGATCGAACACATGGAGAGCCCCCGGGATTGGATCGAATCCATCAATCCCCGGCTCCTTGTAGTTCTCACGCCTTGCATCGACGCACTCCGTCTCGAGCCCTACCGCGGCGGGATCCAGGACTGGAAGCACTATAAGCCGGGGGAGCATTTGCACTACTTCGGCGCGAAGTCCCTGTCGGCCCTGTTCCGGAAGTGCGGGTACACGGTGGAAGGATGGGATTACGCCGAATCCGCGAATCGCAACCCCGAGAACCCCCGGGACCTTATCACGATGGCGGCCTCCCGATGACCTGGAAACCGCTGAAAGACATGACGGAGTACGTCCCGGAAGTGGAGAAGTGCCGGCCGCGGCTGCTCCGCTACTGCAAGGGCCAGGGACTCGATCTGGCTTGCGGAGACAAGAAGATCAAGGAGACGGCGATCGGTTGCGACATCGGGAAGGCCAGGGACTCGGCGGCTGACTTCGCAATCGACCTCGAGGGGGGGTTGACCCTGTTCGCCTCGGATACCTTCGATTTCATCTTCTCGTCGCATTACCTCGAACACGCCAAGGATCCCCCGTACCTGCTCCAAGAGTGGTGGAGGGTGATCCGGCCCGGGGGAAACCTCGTCCTCTACCTACCCCATGCGGATCTGTACCCCAGGGTGGGACAGGAGGGAGCCAATCCGGACCACAAGCACGACTTCACCCCGGAAGGCATCCTCGAGATCGTGCGGGAATTCGCATCGTTCGAGATCCTGCACAACGAAGTCCACGCGGAGGACACCGAGTATTCTTTCGATCTTGTGTTGAAGAAACTCTCCGACGTGCCGGGGATCGCCCTCGACCGGCGCCCCCCGGGCTTGGAACATATGAAGAAAGCCCTCGTCATCCGGTACGGGGGCATCGGAGACGCGATCATAGCGACTCCCGTCCTCAAGGCCCTCAAGGAGGAAGGGTATCACGTCACCTTCAATACCTCGGACAACGGCATGGAGATCTGCAAGTTCAACCCGAACGTCGACCGATTCCTCTATCAGGCGATGGACGAGGTTCCCAACGCAGACCTCGAGGGGTACTGGAAGGGACTGGCGAAGGGCTACGACCGCGTGGTGAACCTCTCCGGGACGATCGAGGAAGCCCTCCTGGCGATCAAGGGACGCAACCCGGAGTACGAATGGACCGACGAGAAGCGGAGGGAGAAGTTCGGGAACATCAACTACTACGACCACGCCTTGAAGATCGCGGGGATCGACCGCCGCAGGGAGAACGGAGAGATCTTCTTCTCCGACGAGGAAGAAGGACTCGCGCGGATCTGGCGAAAGACGTTCGAGGGGCGGTTCATCGTCATCTGGGCCCTGGGGGGCTCCGGACCCCACAAGCGGTTCCCATACGCGGCGATGGCGATGGCTGAATTCGCAAGGATCAACAAGGAAGTCCTGTTCATCACCGTGGGCGGCCACGCGGAGAAACTCCTGGAACTGGCGGCCGACGACGATCCGAACTATATGCACCGCTCGGGACGGTGGGGAATCCGCAACACGGCGATCGCGGTCAAGTACGCGGATCTGGTGATCGGCCCGGAAACCGGGGCCTTGAACATGGCGGGATGCTTCGATACACCGAAGATCTGTATGCTGTCGCACTCGTCCTGGGCGAATCTCTGCAAATACTGGAAAAACGACTACTCCGTACAGTCCAGGCAGAAATGCTCACCCTGCCACAAGATGATCTTCTCCCTCAAAGAGTGCCCCGTGAACGAGAAATTCAAGGTCTGCGCTTGCGCGGCGGAATTCGATCCGACGGACCTCATGCCACGAATGAAGGAGGTTTTCAGAAAATGGCGACGCCACAATTCAACCCGGATCGACCTTCCGGGATCGGTGTTGACGGCGAACAAAGATGGATCACTCAAGGCCCCTGGAAGTTTGATCCATTAACCAAGGAACTGCTCCCGGGGCAGTTCCAGACCGAGGTTCCCGCGGAGGCCCGGGCAGCGCCCCCGGTATCGGAAACCGCGGCGGGTGCGGAACTCCCTTCCGAGCCCATGACCCGGAGCCCGTTCCCGGCAGGGAAGAAGATCGGCGGCAAGAAACGCACCGCGGAGGGATGAAATGCCTCTGATGCACACGACGTCCGGATTTTACGAAGGCAACACCCTTACGGAACTCGAGAACGGCGTCCTGTCGAAACTCGGGGAGGCGGCTGCGGCCTTCGGCCGGTACACCCAGGTCGAGATCCGCAGGGAACTGAACACCGCGCAGAGGGATTTCGCCTTCCAGACCCGATGCCTTCGGAGCCCCGGCATCATCATCCTGCAAGCGAACAAGAGTACCTATCTTCTGCCGAGCGGATTCCTGGATTTCGTCAATTCCCGGTGGCCGGCGTTCTTCCGGTCGGCAGACGGATCCGGATACACCCGCCTTGCCAGGACGACCAGGAGACGGCTCGACGAATACTCGAAGGTGTGGCGGGACGAGGTTGGATCTCCGAAGTCCATCTTCAAGGCGTCGGCCTACGGCAATAAGAGGACGATCGGGGTCTACCCCATCCCGGACGCGGCCGGCACGGACTACACCGCGGGGTCGGACGCGGGGATCACGGTATCGGTGGACGCCGCAACGGTGACTTCGGAGTACGGAGTCATTACCTCCTGGACGGATACGGATCTCAAGGAGCGGTTCTTCTTCGGCTCGGAAGTCGGAGTCCTCGCGGATATTACCGTGCCGAACGGCAACATCTTCTTCGAGTACGTCCGTTACCCCTTCACCCTCTCGGTGGAAGGCCAGTACCCGGAGATTCCCGCGTATCTACACGAAGCCCTCGAGTGGCGGGCGGCGGCGATCCTGCTCGGCACGGAACACGACGGCCGGCTCGATCTCGGTAAATCGGCCGTCTACATGGCGATGTACGACGGCCTGGTAACACGGGGAAAAGCCGAGGAATCGGGTGCCGGCTTCTTCCCCGAGACGCTTGAGATCGACTCCGACTACCTCGAGGAACTGTAAATGCAGGAACGCAGACCTCCGGCTCCGACGTCCCGCAAGGGGATCCGATCCCTACCGGAGATCTCCTTCCACCGGGGGATGAACTCCCTGAAAGCGAACCGGCTCCTGCTCGAGCAGGGGGAGTGCGCGACCCTCCTGAACCCGGATTTCGATGTGTTCGGGGGCATGGGGATCGGAAAGACGATCCACACGGTCAAATCCGGATTCGGGTCGATCCATTCCCTGTACGCCTCCGGGGGGATCCTCTGGATCGGGCACGGGACGTCCCTATCCTACTACGACACTTCCAACGGAGTCTCCGCATTGGTCACAACCGGCCTCTCCGGGGATCCCCTGTCGATGGATGTAGTCGGCAATTTCCTGTACCTCTCCAACGGAACGGACAAGAAGAAGGTCTACATCCCGCTATCCTCCGTATCGGAGTGGGGGATCGCGGCGCCATCCACCGCGCCAACCGTCGCCGTGGGAGCGGCCGGGAATCCGGACGGGACGTATTCCTGCTACTACTCCTACGTTGCGAAGTACACAGACGGCACGGAGTACGAAACGGACCTGTCGCCCGTGGCAACCGTCGCCCCGGTGACACAGAAGATCACCTGGACCCTCCCGGGATCGGCATCGGATTCACAGATCACCCACCTTCGCCTATACCGGGACAAGTCCGGACTGTCTCAATCGCTTGACTCCCTCCGGACGAACGTGGAAGCGGAGGAACAGGCGAAAATAACCGCGATGGCGGCCCTGACGGCGGGGATCTTCCGGGGACACATGGGAGGATCGTTCGGAGCCCTCGGCGCGGCGTATAAAACCGTCGTTAACCGAATGTCCAACAAGAAAGTCGTGCAGGACTCCATAGAAGATCAGGACGTGATCGTGGGGCCGTTCGAGGTTGCCGAAGTGACGATCGCCACGACCTCCTACACCGATGACGTAACCGATGCGGTCCTTCAAGAGAATCTGCCGTCGCTCCGGGAGCGGTATCTCCCGGTGAACTCGTACAAGAATTTCATCCACCGGATGAAACGGATATTCGGTATCGGAGTCACCGATTACCCCAGGTTCCTCTGGTACGGCAACCCCTACGAACCTCAAGCCCTTGAGACGTCCTGGGACGGGTACAACACGACGATCTTCGAGGACGACGACAACAACTCCCTGCACGAACTCGGCGGCCATATCTACATCGGCGCGAAATCCGGATTCAAGCGGCTCCGGGGATCCACTCCGGGGGATTTCTCGCTCGACGATACCCCGTCGACGGTGGGCCCGGAATCCCACGATTCCTGCCAGGTAACGCCGATCGGGATCATGTTCCCGCGCAGGGATGGGATGTACCTGTTCAGCGGGTATACCTCGGGCTTGATCGCCCCGCAGATCAAGAACCTCCTGGCGAACGTGAACTGGTCGGCTTTCTCCGTCGCCCGCTCCGTATGGGATGGACGATTCTACCGGATGTTCTACCCCTCCGGAGACGCCACGGCGAACGACCGGGAACTCGTCATGGACTTCATCGGGGGCTTGAAGGACGTTCGGTGCGGCGAGGGGAATCGGGCAATCTCCGCGGCCGTGTTCGATAAAACTACGCAGACGGTCTATTACGGAACGACGGCGGGAGTCCTTGGAGTGGCGACCGAGAGCGGATCCCGGTCGTTCGAGATCACGACGAAGGAGTACGTCTCGGCCGATCTCCTGTCCTCCGGGTCGATCGGGATGCTCCACTTCGACGTGGACACCAAGGGAGACGATCTCACGGTGACGCCGATCTACGATGGCGTCGATCAGACGCCGATCACCTTGAACAGCGACGGAAGGTTGAAATCCCAGGAATCCCTCCCGAAAGGGAACTTCTACCGGCTCGGATTCCGGATCTCCGCGACGACCTCAAAGAACATGGTTCTCTACGAACCGTGGCTGTTGGAGTAGCGATGCCTCTCGGCGTACAGATCGACTTGACGGCAACCGACGCGATGGAACAGATCCGTCACAACATCGAACTGCTGTGGAAAGAACAGGAACGCCTCTCCGGAGCGACGGGGGCCGTGAAGTTCAACTCGCCCGTGGATTTCCGGTTCAAAAAGACGATCGGAGGTATCTCCGCACTCCCGAAAGCCCACGATGCCTACCACCAGGACGGGGGAGACGACGAGATCGACGTGACGGGGCTTTCCGGGCTCCTGGCCGATCCGCAGACGGCGAAGGCGAAGGGCGCGGATACGGAAATGCAGTTCAACGATGGGAGTCTGCTCGGGGGCGCGCCGAACGTCCGGTACGACAAGGCCACGGATACGCTACGACTCGGGGGAGAATCCGATTACACGGAGATCGAGGCAGACGGGACGATCAAGTGCGCGGGGGATGCGACCACTTTCAACGACATAAATATCTCCGGGCTCGCTCTGGGTACGGGACCCGCGGCCCCCTCCATCATCTCCCTCAACTCCACCGGGGTTCTGGCGTATGCCTTCATCGGGACAGGGGTTCTCGCCGATGAATTGCATGGGTCCATCGAGGCCCTTCACGACTACCTCGAGGGATCGGACATCGTGCCGCACGTCCATTGGTGCCCTACCACCAACGACGCCGGGGACGTGAAATGGCAACTCGAGTACATCTGGATCAGCAGGACGGGAACGATCACGGGCTCCACGACGATCGACGTGACTACGGCGGCGGGGGGTACGGCGTGGGTGTTGAAGCGGTCGGATTTTCCCGCCGTTAGCGGAGCCAATCGGCAGATCGGGGATCGGTTCATGTTCCGGATCTTCCGGGATCCGGCTGATTTAGCCGATACCTACGGATTCGATGCGGCGATCCTGGATGTTGGGATCCACTACCAGAAAGACACGATGGGGTCCCGGGGGGTTACGACGAAATGACGATCTCCGTCAATCCGCATCCCCAGATCATGTGCGACACGATCGCGGAGAGGGATTCCATCCCGCCGAGGACTGGTATCCGGGTGTTCTGCCGGGAGACGGATTCCAACTTCATCTTCGATGGGACGTGGAAGGCGGTATCCGGTGGAGCCCAGGGACCGCCAGGCGAGCGGAACGACCTCCCGGACGATTACCTTCGGAACGGGATTCAAGCCGGTGGGAACCCTGGCGACGGGAACAACCTCGAATCGGGTGTTCGTGGTGAATTTCATCTCGAACGGAACGAACCTCTACGAGGCCGGCAGGACAGCGGCGATGGCGGCGTGATGATCTCCATTCGGAAGGCAGACCCGCAGAAGGATTTGAAGGTGATCGCCCCGATGGTCAACGCCTTCGCGGAGGAAATCGGACTGGACGACGACGGCTCCGTGTCCTTGATCGCAACGATCCCGGGCACGGTGTCGTTTATCGCCTACAAGGGGAACGATCCCGTAGGCGTTCTCGGGATGGTCGAGGCCAAGGAGGCCTTCTGGGGGCAATACATCTGGGTGGATCCGGAATATCGCGGCGGGGTCGTCGCGGGATTCCTCCACAAGGCGGCGTTCCTCTACTGCGAGGGCAAGCCGGCGCGGATCGTCGCTTCGGAGGAACGGAAGAAACTGTACGAGAAGATCGGGTACTCGATTACCCACTACGTCATGGAGAGGGCGACATGAACAAGAAAACGCTGCTTGCGATGATCTCCCGGGGGTATGGAATCGTCATCACCACCGGAGGGCTCCCGTTCCTCACGTTCAACGGAGGGGTCGTCGGAGGGGATCCGGTAACGGCCGTGGTGGGTGGCGGGGCCCTGCTCGGCAGCGCGATCCTGGGGAACAAGGCGTCCAAAAAGGCCGCCAAGTCCGTCGCCGACCAGAACGCCGCGAACACCGCTCTCCATACCATGACGGACGCCGAGAAACAGGCGTTCCTCGCGGAGGGATTCAACAAGATCAACCAGGGATTCGCGGGGTCGACCGAACTTGCTTCAAGGACTCTCGCCGCACGGGGGATGGGGGGGAACGCCGTGGCGGCGCCCCTGGCGAACATCGGCAGGAGCAGGGCTCAGTCGATCGGGGATCTGTATTCGAACCTCGTAAAGACGGCCATGAACATGAAGGCGGGTACGCCGTCGATGCAAGCGATACCGCCTACGCAATCCGTAGCGCAAGGATTATTCGGGCCGATCTTCTCGGGGGCTTCGAGCGCACTCGCCCCGCAACTCGGCGGTCAGTTCGCAAAACTGTTTTAAGGAGAGATCGACATGGACTTCGCCACGGGATTTATGAAGGGTTTCGAGGAAGAACGGCAGTTCAAGAAATCCGAGGAAACGCGCAAGGCCAAGGCGAAGGCCCTGCAAGACGTCCTGAAAAACATCTCCATGCTCATGGAGCCCCAAGCGCAGACGTCGACCTCCTTCCCCGATATTCCCGCACCGGCCCCCGGGGGGATGCCTCCGGTGACGCTCGGTACTCCCGCTCCCGCCGCCCCGTCGATCGGCGCCCCCCCACTCCCAGGGGCCGCTCCCCCCGCCGCGGCGCCGTCGTTCTTCCAACCGCCTCCGGCCGTCCCGGTAACGACGACGAACATGGTCACGCCGGATCGGCAGGAAGTCCTGCGCGGAGCCCTGAAAGCCCTCGGCGGTTCGGAGTACGCACCGGAGACGGCCAAGGACGTACACGCTCTCATGCCGGATTGGTTCAAACCGGATCAGAAAAAGGTCGTAGGTGGGAAGTTGATCGACGAGTCCGGGAAGGTCGTCGCGGAAGGCCATGAGAAGCCGTCCTTCGGCGTTAGCGAGAACGGATGGCTCACCACCGTACACACGGACGGCACCATTCAGGAACATCCCGGCATCAAGCCGATGCAGACGACCGTTCAGGAAATGAGGGGAAAGACCGCGGAAGCGGTCGCCGGCATCCGGAAGTTGCAGGGAGACGCCGCGAACGAGGCACGGATCAAGGCCGCGAAGATCGTCGCCCAGGGGGGGGTCGACCGCGTAGCGGCCGCGGCGAAGTACGCCAAGGACCTTACACGGTACAAACTCGACCGGAAAGACGCCCAGGACCCGAAAACTGTCGCCGCGTACTACGTCAAACTCCTTCAGGAATATCAGGCGGGGGATGCCGACGAGGACGACATCACGATGATGGAGTACATCCGTCCGATCGTCGAGAAGCAGGGACTCCTGGGGATGCTCATGCAGGGCGGCGGGGAGATGCCCGCACCGGCCTCCGTGCCGTGGAAGAAGGGCGAAGCCCCGGACGAGAAACCCGCTCCCGAGCCGAAAAAGGGATGGTACGACAAACTGTTCGGCGGGAAGCCGGAAGCGGATAGCGATGCCGTGCCCGTACCGGAACCGATCAGGAAGGGGGCTCCGGAACTTCCGGCGAAGAAGGGACCGGGAGCGCCGAAGGTATCGGGCGGCGGCGGGTTCTCCATCGACGGAACGAAAGTCCTGGCGCCGGAAGGACATACGGACACGGATATTAAGATGGTCATGGATTCCATGCAGAAGAAGATGAAGGAGGGACACTCCAAGGCGAAATTGCTCGGAATTTTGAAAGACAAGGGATGGTCGGTGCAGTAAATGGCCGTCGATCCGTTCGCAGACCTCGCACCACCGAAACCCGCAAGGGATCCGTTTGCGGATCTCGGGCCGCCTGAATCGGTCAAGGACCCGTTCGCGGATCTCGGGCCCCCGCCGGCCCTGGCGACCGGAGTGGTGGGGGATTACGTCGATCCCTCCGGTATGGGCGTACCGAATAACCCCTTCGCCATGCTCAAGGGAGCCGGCGCGGCGTTCGTCGACCTGTCCAAGGGAGTCACCCAGGGCCTCGCGGGAGGACTTGCGGCCTCTCTCGCCGCGCCCTCCGCAATCATCGGCGGGCAGCCGGAACTGATCCCCCAGGCGTTCCATGACGTAGCAGGGGCTTTCCCGATGGAGCCCGTGTGGAACAAGGTTCTTACCCCCGAGGCGAACCTATACCGGGAGCAGATCGGAGCGCCGATCGCGGAACTCGGGACCCTCCCCACGGCGGGCGAGGAACTCGGGAACATCGTCCTGGAAAAGACCGGATCCCCGGAACTGGCCGCCCTGGCCGCGACTCTCCTGCAAGGCGCCCCCCTGGGCTTGACCGGGAAACTCGGATCGGAACTGGTCAAGGGCGGGAAGGCGGCCGGAAAGGCGATCGTCGAGGACATCCCGCAGGAAATCCTCTACAAGGCGGCTAAAAAGACCACCTACACCCGGGCCGACCTCATCAAGACGATGGCGAACGATCCGAGCGGAGCCCCCCCGGATCTGCTCGAGCGGATCAAAACCGATACCGCCTTCCGGGAAAAGATCGGGAAACTCATCCGGAAAGGGGATATTTCCGTCGAGGAACTGCACCCGAACTGGCTCGGGCAGATCCTCGGCAAGGAGCCGATCACTTCCGAGACGGCCGTTACCCCCGAAACACCCCCGGAAAAGGGCCCCGTCGCCTCTCTGACGGAGGCGGCCCCCGGGACGACCCCTATGTCGTCTGAAGGCACAATCGCCCCGGAGACGCCCCCTGGCGCCCCCGTGGCCCCCGGTCCCGAGCAGATGCCAGTCTCGGCCGAGCCGTTGGACTCCCGGGCCTTCAAGGACTACTCGACCGCCCTCTCCCAGAGGACCGCATGGCAGCGGGAGGGGTTTGACGTCAAGGTGGAGGAAGCGACCGTCCCGGGGCTCCCGCATACCGTCACGAAATACCCGAAGGGATCCCTGCCGGCAGAAACGCCGACCGTCACCGATCCTTTCGTCGATCTGGCCCCCGTATCCGCTCCCCAGGGGATCCCTCCTTCCCCGGTTGTGGAAACGCCCGTGCTGCAAACGGTGGAAACGCCGTCGACCGCCCCTTCCCCCGGTCCCGCGGCGGGGCCAGAACCTTCTTTCCCCGGCACGGAACGCCGTGCGGCGCCGGCAACGGAGGCCGAGGGGCCCCGTCAGCGCCGCGCGGATACGGAACGCCGAGCGAAAGTGCAGGAGATGATCGACCGCGGAGACGTGGAGGGCGTCCACGCGGCCATATACACCGATCCGCTTACCGGCATCAAGAACCGCCGTGCATGGGACGAAGCCGACAAAACCGACGCACGATTCGTGACTCTCGACCTCGAGGGAATGAAGGCCGTCAACGATGCGCCTGAATTCGGCCACGCGGTAGGCGATATTCTCTTGAAGAACGCCGCAGACGCCCTTGTGGAGGCGGGACTCGACCCGTACCGCACCGGGGGGGATGAATTCTCCCTCCTGTTCGACAAGGATACCGAGTCGACCACCCTGAACCGCCTCGGAGAGGCAAAGAGAATCTTCGGGGAGAAGGAAATCGCCTTTGAGGCGCAGGATGGTACTAAAATCGTCCTCAAAGACGCCAAATTCAATTTCGGGGTGGGAACAAGTGAACAAGAAGCCGATTTCTACGCCAACGAAGCCAAGCGAATCTCCGTCGAAGCAGGGCTCCGGGCCCGTCGTGGTGAACTCCCTGCCTGGGCTCGTCGAGGAATTGCGGAAGCACGGATGGCTAAAGCCCCCGAAACCGGACAACTCCCCCGTGCCGAAGGGGATCAGGAGGTAGCAGATGGATCACGAACACCACAAGCCGAGGAAATCGTCCCGGCCGCCATCCAGAAAGACGCTCTCCATGCCCCCGAGCGAAATGCCCCCGTCGATGCGGGAAATGAACCCGCTCAAGGAAAGGCAGCAGAAGCGGGTCCGGGTGGAGGAAAGACTCCGCAAGCGGTAGTTCCTCCCGAGATCGCCAAGTCCGACGCCCTCACCCCGTCCGACCCTGTTCCGGAACTCGCCAAGGGGGAACGGATCACCCGCGGGAACGTAACCGCATGGGTGGAACAGGTCATCGTCAACAAGTTCCCGGCCTGGGTTGCAAAGCATAAGACGGAGGGCTCGGATGTTGTCCTGACGGAAGGTGGGGCAGGAGCGGGCCTCTGGACGAAGGGACAGGCGATCGAACGGGCCGCCCGGAACTTGCGGGAGGGGCGAATCATCGGGGATCGAATCGGTGATAAGGGAACCGCCCCCGTGCCGGCCGCGATCGCCAAAGAGGAAAAGCCCCCCACCCGTCCATTCGTCTACAAGCCCTACGCGGTGGGGGATTTCGTCGACGTCCTCGCCGGCAGGGGTACTGGCGATTGGGTGAAGGGAACGGTGAACGAGGTAATCAACCGGGAGGGAACGACTCCGGATTACCTGGTCTACATCCCCTCGCAGAACAAGAAGATGACGTTCCGCGGCCCGGAAATCCGGAAATCGGACCTTGCCAAGGACATGACGATCGACGTCACGCCGGAAGTCCCCGCCTTGGTGCCGGCCGCGATCGCAAAGACCGAGGAAGATGAACGAGTAACGTCTACGAATGGGAAGGGAGTCAGCGATCCGGAGAAAAGAGACAAACTTCTCGAAAAGATCGGATTGAAGGTCGGAGAAGTAATCGAATTCAAGTGGAACGCCGACCAACCTGATTGGGGGACCACGACCGTTGTAGGAGTCTCCGATACCAAGGATGGCCCTGTTCCGATCACCAGGCCAAAGACGCGACACGCCCTTGCCCCCAATGATGTGTTGTGGGATCCGTCCACCTGGCGAAAGATTGAGAAGAAGAAAAAGGTAACGGCGATCGCCAAGCCCCCCGAAGAAGTCACCCACCCGCTACCGACACCCCCTCCCGGCGATCGGTGGATCGCAGACCGCGGCGCCATCCCCGGGGAACCGTCGCACTTCCTCGACGGCGAGACGGCCGAAGATGCGAAGGGGATCCTCATCGAGCGGGTTTCCGAGCAGGGTACGTCCTCCTGGGACGGGTACATCATGGTGGACGGAAAACCCCTCCCCGTCGCCGACCGGATGACGTTCAAGGAAGCCGCGAAAAAGGTTGAGGAAAAGGTTGACAAGAGTACAATAAAAGTAGGGGAAGGAGAAGCCGATGGGTTGGAAGGTGGACCTCCTGGAGAACCTGGAACTCTGCCGGCCGGAACTCCTGGCGCAGATGAAGGCGCAGGGGACGTTGGAGAAGTACCTCGAGAGCCGGGAGGACCAGGCGATCGAGATGTTCAAGCGCCTGAAAAAGGACGGACTCCACGACGACCAGGCCGAAGAACTGGTAATAAACGACCTGTTTCTGAGGGAGAAGGAGGAACCGGAGGACCTGTAGAGCCGGAAGTCCTCGACGAAGTAGCCCCCGCCGTAGCGGAAGCCAACGAAGAATTCGGAATCACCCCCGGCAAAACCGATTACGTCTTAACCCCCGAGGACGTGGATTTCAAGGGCCGCGGCGCGGTCACACGCTCCCGCGACAATATCGCCGCGATCAAACTCGCTCAACTGCTCGAGAAGGAAGGACGCCTCGCTACCCCCGAGGAACAGAAAACCCTCGTCCGGTATTCCGGGTGGGGCGGGCTCTCCAACGCTTTCCGCGGGCATTGGGGCGGCGGCGAGAACAAGACGTGGAACGACATTCACACCGAACTTGAGGATATTCTCCCGCGGGACATTTACCTCGCATCCCGCGATTCGGTCTTAAACGCGCACTACACGTCCCTCGAAGTGGTCGACGCCATGTGGGCGGCCGTCCGTGCGGCCGGCTTCAAGGGCGGCCGCGTCCTCGAGCCCGGGGCGGGGATCGGCAACTTCCTCATGCGAACGCCGGCAGACCTCCGCGGGAAGGTCCGGTTCACGGCCGTCGAACTCGACGTGATGACGGGCGCCATCCTGAAACAACTGAACCAGTCCCACGACGTTCGGGTGCAGGGATACCAGGAATCGGCCCTCTCGGATAACTTCTACGACCTGGCGATCTCCAACGTGCCTTTCGTGGAGACGCCGATCCTCTCCGATGCGCGGTTCACCCGTCAGCGGTTCGTCCTCCATGACTACTACTTCGCCAAGACCCTGGACAAGGTTCGTCCGGGGGGATTGATCGCCTTCATCACGTCC